GATACAATTGCCGTCTATAGATCAGACCCAGGCGTTGCACCGGCCGATTTAACTTTTGGATTCAACAAATTCGTATCGATATCAAATAATCGCATCGTTTTGCATCCGAGAGCTGTCGAAATCACAGAAGTAAACGAAGGCGGCGAAACAACTAAAAGCTACTTTATGCCAGTTATCACTTTTAACGCAAATCTTGCAATATTAGCCGTAAAAATATACGTCGGGTTGCCTCTGTCCCAGGTGATGAGCCAGGCATTTAATGCACCGGCAATAGTATCTGAAAGCGGCGAAATGCGTGTTAGATATAGCAGCCCAGGTTTTGGCGATCTATATTTTGACTCAAATCAAGATTTTGTGAACAACAGAGCAAGTTTAGGCGATACTCTTGGTCAGAGCTTCAGGCTTTCGCAAGACAACTTTCTCCGAGTGCTTCAAAGGCGTTTTGGTCAGCTGTTTTTGCAAGATACGGCGATAAGATTCGAGAAAGTAAGTTTTCGCTCAAATCAGCAGCTCGAACTTACAGAAGAATATCCAAGCTTGATCGCTTCAACTACGCTATCCGCATCAGTTGCAAATAAAGGCAATGAAGTTCTAATCGCAAGGCGTATAAGAAGCTTTTTTACGGGTAAGACTACAGTAACGCTAACAACTGGAAACTGGACGTCTGGAGAAAGCTTCAGAGTGCGGAATACTTCTACTTTTCGCGGGATATCATTAAATCAGTATGGAGTAATTTTATGAAACTGTTTATAGGTTGTGACCCGGGTTTAAAAGGCGCTATTGCTGTTATCGATGAGCGTGCAAACATTGTAAAGTGCTTTGACATGCCAGTGCGCAAAATTAAAGGTGTGAAGTCTGCAACAGTGAAAAACGAGATAGCAACTTCAGAGCTATTTAATACACTTGCTTCAGAGTCGATGCATACCTATGAATATGCTATAATTGAGCGCGTAGGTACACGACCGGGCCAAGGCATTGCCAGCGCGTTTGGTTTCGGCGATAGTTTTGGTGTTGCCCGTGCTGTTCTTGAGATTTACTGCGAACTGGGTGAATCGCGCCCGGCGGACTGGAAAAAAGAGCTCGGACTTCTTACTCTCGATAAAGATGCAAGCATGGCGAAAGCATTAAAGCTTATTGCTGGATCCGCAGAGTTCCTTAAACGAAAAAAAGACCACGACCGAGCAGAGGCAATGCTGCTTGCTTGGATGGCACTAAAGAGGTGGAAAAATGGAAAAGCAAATTAAGGCGCCAGTTGTTAAGAAGGCACCGGCAAAAAAGAAGGCACCAGTCAAGGCCCTAAAAGCTAACAGGGCAGCGGGTGGCATTGTAAAGAAGGGCGTGCGTGGCCGTATGCCAGTCTCAGAAAACCTACTCATGACAGTGATCGAGAGGATGTGTGAGGGTGAGAGCCTACGGCAAATATGCCAGGATCCGAAAATGCCGTCTGTTGGGACAGTCTTAAACTATGCGATGCTGCGCAAAGGCGATGGGGAAAAGTGGGTTGACCGATTCGCTGCAGCATATCAAATTGCTAAACAGATTCGCGCTGAAGCCTGGGCCGATGAATTGGTTGGGATAGCAGACAGCACATTGGCATGCTCAGATGACGTCTCTCGTAACAAGCTGCGAGTTGACACGCGAAAATGGCTGTTGAGCAAACTTCTAAGTAATCAATATGGCGAAAAAGCAAAGCACGAAATCACAGGCGCAAACGGTGGACCTGTAAAGACAGAGAACACTGTTCTTGTTTATTTGCCAGACAATAACAGAGCCTATGAGACGATTGACCAGGAAGAGGATGAAGAAGATGTGTGAGTTCTGGGATTGTGGGTGGTGTTATGCAATCGAGCGGGTGCCAAACAACAGCCAGGGAGGGCAGTGTACTAAGCCAAAAGAATGCCCGCAGTACAAACTAATTCCAATTAAGGTGTTGCATTAACCTAATAACTCATATATATTAGTGTTTCAGTAATGCAATTCAAACGGAGTTACCGATGAGAGCAGTTGACATACGAGTCAAGAACCTTAACGCGCGGAATGCTGTCAATATCATGCACACTCCGACAGGCATCCAGTTCAACGGGTTCAGTGACAAATCACGCGAAGATGCACGGCAAATCGCTATGGCAGGGCTTCGAAAGGCAGTAGCTAAACACAACAAAGTGAAGGGTTAAATTAATATGATTAAGTCATTTATTGAGAGCAGTGCAGAGAAGTTTATCAAAATTGAGTCAGAGTTCGCGGCACTTGAAGATGAGCTTTTCAGGGCCGGCTATGCACGCGGCTATGAAGATCTCGAAGGCGGTGCAGATCATTACGAAACTGAGCAAGCGCTTGATGAGGTGGGTGATGCTAGTGACTACTGCAACGGCTACCGCGCAGCAATTCTCGACTGGAGGGCACTCTCATGATCTGTCAATTCGGTAAAATCAGTAAGTTTTCAGAAGGCTTCGAAGATGCGTATCAGAGCCTGGAATTGGGTGCAGATAGCAAAGAACTCGACGCTATGCAAGTTGGTCGTTCGAATGACGAAAGCTACTGCCGGGGCTTCAAAGCGGGCATTATTGAATGGAGCAAAGACAACTGATTGAGGGGGAAAAGCACGTGAAGGCCGCCGGAATAAAAAAAGCGGTACGCGCGTGCGATTGGTTCTAGCTATCGTGAATGGCGTTTTGATAGGGCCTGGCTACCGTGATCGATGGTAGAGTTAGGCTATCGAGTAGTGGGGTGCTGGTAGAGTTTTGCTATCGCGCCCCGATAAGTTAGGGCATTGGTTTTGGCAAAGTACCTGGTTCGATTCCGGGCCGGCGGTAGCACGCAGGTGCAGCGGTTGCAATTAAGACTTATGAGTGCGGGTTCGATTCCCGTCGCCAGTGTCCTAACTTATTACACTATTGTAACCTTTACCGGATAGGCTACATTAAACTACTGTAATCTTAAAGTGTTGCATTAAGCCAATAAGCATGTATAGTTCTGGCATCAACTCAAATAAAAGGCACCGACATGAAGCATTTGATAATCGCAATCCTCGCAGTCATGATGATCGCCGGCAGCGAAATGGCACACAGCAGCGGGCTCAGCGGCTTAATGGCAGCAGTCGAGCAGAGCATGCCTATCCTGGAGCGCTTAGCCTCAGCCGATGAGACTGACCTGGCCGTGCATTGCGCCGGCAATCATGAATGTGTCGAGGGAATGCGCAGGGACGTCAAGGTTCTAGGGCAGGCTCTGGACCTGCTCAACGGCCAGGCATCGGCGTTCCAAGGCAACCGGGTGGCAGTCGAATACAATGAGCGGCTTCTCTCTATAGCTGAGTGATTGCCGGTGAGGTAGTTTAAGAACCCCGTCCAGAGATGCGCGGGGTTTTTGCTTTGTGCACTTGTGCAATCGTGCAAAATGCGCCGTGATTTGTGCACTTAGCTAAGTCATTGATATTAAAGGGCTTGTGCAATGTGCAATCTGCCCCTTTTTGAAGTGCACACGCTAAGTCATTGATATGAAAGGGCTTGTGCAGTTTGTGCAGCTTGTGCACTTGTTTTGCAGGGATGTGCACTTGTGCATTTTGTTTTGACCAACTCTTTCTTTCTTTCATTAAAATATATATGTATATATGAACTAAATTGGCATTGCTTCACGGACTATCGCATTGTGCACAACCGAATGCACAAAGTGCACACGTATAAAAACCCCAATGAATTCATGGCTTTACGTTGTGCACTAGGTGCACACCCCAAATTGCACATTGCACAAACCCTTTAGAATCAACCACTTAGCTTTTTAGTGTGTGCATTACGTGCCTGTAATGAAATAGGTGTTGCAGTAAACCAATAAGCGAGTATAGTCAGTTACATCACACACGCACACAGAAAGAGAACAAGAGCATGAACATCGACACACTGAAGTTCCACGACATCGACATCTTGAAGCACGATCGCTTGTATGGCCCAGACCATGCTGAAGGCGAATGCGATACTGTTGCTGTCTGCCAGATCACCCTGATCGATGAAAAGTGCAACACGGTCAGCTTCTTTGCTACTTACAGCGCACTGAATCACGATGATATGCTTGCTTGCATGGAGATTGGCTACAAGGTTGACCGCAACGAATACCCAGACGTGCTCGTTAATGGCCTTCCAGTGCACAACAAATACGCCCTGGGCGAATGGCGCTTGCACTTGGACTTGAACAACGTTTGCCGGTGGCAGCTCGTAGGCTCAATGATGTTGTTGCGCCGTTCAGTTGATGAGATCAAAGAATATAAAGCAGCTTAATCCAACCCACGGGGGCGTTTAGCCCCTACAAAAACGAAGGTAACACAATGCAAAACGTTAACGAATTGACTGAGAAGTTCACGCTCGCAGAGATCGAGATCCGCCAGCATGCAGTTCGCCCCTTGCTCGGAGGTGGTATGAAGACCTGCGCGTTCGGCTTGATGACTTTCCGACTGATCGAGGCGCCAGAAGTTATTTTGTCATTCCCGGTTTTCGCAGAGTCCGACATTCACAGTAACACTTGCAAGCCCGTTGAGATCCGCTATGACGTTAAGATCGCAGCCCATGCATCACGTGAGCTGTTCATCGGAGTGCTCACTAACAGCGTTGTAGACGCCGATGATACCTGTCAATATATTGACGCTAACATCCGCTTTGAGCAGTTCTTCGAGGCAGAGCTCCGAGCAGTTGATTTTATTCCACTTGAAGTGCAGAACATCATTGACATCGAACCTGGTATTGACTTAATCTAACAACTCACACAGGGGCTCGAACAATCGGGCCTCAAATTACATCAAAAAGGCATTACAATGGAAAACATCTTTAAGAAGCTTTACGCCGTCGACTGCAGCTCAAACGTCGAGCACAAATCCGGCTTCAGCTATCTGTCTTGGCCGTTTGCTGTTGCTCAGATCCGCGCAAACGCTCCGGATACCACCTGGGAAGTCATTCGCTTCGACGGAATGCCATTCCTGAAGACCGAGTGCGGCTTCTTTGTTGAAGTTGCTGTTACGGTTGCTGGCATCACGTTGTCACAGATCCATCCCGTGCTCGATCACAAAAACAAGCCGATCGATTTGCCAAACGCGTTTCACATCAATACGAGCATTCAGCGCTGTATGGTTAAGGCAATGGCGCTTCATGGCCTGGGTCTTAGCATCTATGCAGGTGAAGACATTCCCGATGCCGGTATGCTTGGACCCACGTTCATCGATGCAAGCAGTGTTGCAGAGATCAAGACGCTGATCGGCAAGACCGGTTCCGATATTGTCAGCTTCTTAGCTTACATCAACGCGCCGTGCGTTGAGCAGATCCAAGTCGGCGCTCAGTATAGCAACGCAATCACAGCACTGAAGTCAAAGCTTGCAAAAGTCGAGGCAGCTGCAACAGCTAAGAGCAAGCTCGTAGAAGAAGCAAAGCAGGAAGAAGCAGAATCAGAGCAAGATGCAGTTATCGAGCAGCCT